CCTAACTTGTATGAGAGTTTTGGGACCGATAAGTTTGATGACTTATATTGCCGTTACGAATCTGATGAATCCATCCCAAGAACAACAGTCAGTGCTCAAGAATTAATCTTAGATCTTCTTAAGGAGAGAGCAGAGACTGGTAGAATCTATATTATGAATATAGATCATTGTAATAGTCATTCTTCCTTTAAGGATAAGGTAGAGATGAGTAACTTGTGTCAAGAGATTACTTTACCAACTTATCCTATTCAACATATTGATGATCATACAGGGGAGATTGCTCTTTGTATTTTAAGTGCAATCAATGTAGGTAAGGTTAATTCTGATAAAGAGTTAGAAGAACTATGTGATCTTGCAGTCAGAGGACTAGAAGAGCTGATAGACTATCAACATTACCCTGTAAAGGCAGCAGAACTTGCTACAAAGGCACGGAGATCCCTTGGAGTAGGGTTCATTGGTCTTGCACATTATCTTGCTAAACTTGGATTTAAGTATGACTCACAGGAGGCATGGGATGCTGTTCATGGACTTTCTGAATCATTCCAATATTATCTCTTAAAAGCATCTAATGAAGTTGCTAAGGAGAAAGGTCATTGTGAAAACTTTGGACGTACTAAGTATGCAGATGGAATCCTCCCAATAGATACATATAAGAAAGACGTAGACGAGATTTGTTCTCAACCACTAGCACATGACTGGGAATCTCTTAGAGCATCTATCTTGGAACACGGTCTCAGGCACTCAACATTGTCTGCACAAATGCCATCGGAGAGCAGTTCCGTTGTGTGCAATGCCACAAATGGAATCGAACCACCTAGAGATTATTTGTCCATTAAGAAATCAAAGAAAGGGCCTCTTAAACAGGTTGTTCCATCTTATGGGACTTTAAAGAATAACTATACACTTCTGTGGGATATGGAATCTAATGAAGGATATATTAATATAGTATCTGTGATGCAGAAGTTTTTTGATCAGGCAATTAGTGGTAACTGGTCATACAATCCAGAAAAGTTTGATGATAATGAAGTTCCTGTGAGTGTGATGGCAAATGATCTTCTAACAACATATAAGTATGGATGGAAGACTAGTTACTATCAGAACACTCATGATATGAAAACTGATGAAGTGGATGAAGATAAAGAAAAACTTGACAATTTACTTTCTGAGTTAGATAATGCTAATGAAGAGGAGTGTGAATCCTGTGCCATCTGATCTAAAAGGAATGACCGTCTTTAATACAGAAGACGTTAATACTAAGAAGCAACCAATGTTTTTTGGTAAACCTTTAGGTGTACAAAGATATGATAACTTTAAGTATCCTCAGTTTGAGAATTTAACCAAACAACAATTAGGGTATTTTTGGAGACCCGAAGAAGTATCATTACAAAAAGATCGTGGAGACTATCAAACATTACGTCCAGAACAAAAGCACATCTATACGAGCAATCTTAAATACCAGATCATGCTCGATAGTGTACAAGGCCGTGCTCCTGGTATGGCTTTCCTACCTTACTGTTCTCTACCTGAGTTAGAGGCATGTATGGAGGTATGGTCTTTTATGGAGATGATTCATAGTAGATCCTACACATATGTAATTAAGAATGTATATGCAGATCCTACAGAGGTATTTGATACTATCATTAAGGATGATAGAATATTAAGTCGTGCTGCTAGTGTAACTGAGTCTTATGATGACTTTATTAATGAAGCACAGGCATGGGGACAGAGTACTCTTTGGAAAGATATGGATCCCTCATTGAATACATCTCTACCTGTTTTAGAGATGAAAGAAATTAAACGTAAACTTTACAGAGCAGTAGCAAATGTCAATATACTGGAAGGTATTCGTTTTTATGTTAGTTTCGCTTGTAGTTTTGCCTTTGGTGAACTTAAACTTATGGAAGGGTCAGCTAAGATCATATCCCTTATTGCAAGAGACGAGAACCAACACCTTGCGTTAACACAGAATATAATAAACAATTGGAGAAAGGGCGATGATCCAGACATGGTTGAGATTGTAAAAGAAGAAGAGCAATGGACATGTGATATGTTTGATAAGTGTGTGAAGGAGGAAAAAGCATGGGCAGATTATTTGTTTAAAGATGGAAGTATGATAGGATTGAATGATAAATTATTACAGCAGTATGTTGAATGGATTGCTAACCGTAGACTTAGATCTATTGGTTTGAAACCTCAGTATGATATTCCTGCAAAGAATAATCCATTACCTTGGACAGAGCATTGGATTAGTTCTAAGGGACTTCAAGTAGCACCACAAGAGACGGAGGTAGAGTCTTATGTCGTCGGAGGAATCAAACAAGATGTCAAAAAAGATACCTTCTCAGGATTCAAACTCTGATGAAATAGAGTGGGATTATGAGGAGATGAAGAAATCTATTTTGGATTCTGCTGTTGAGTATGATAAATTAGTAGGTGGATGATGAGAGAAAATCCACCTTTCCCTAAGTATCCTGAATACATGAACGGCAGACTTAAGAAGATAGACATGACTGCACGACTTGAACAAATTAAAGCAGGTCTTGCAAGTAAGAGTTGGTATCCTGAATGGGATGCCCGCCAACGAGGAGCAGCCCAACGCATTCTAAATAATGCATTGGATGTCCTTGATGAGTATGATTATTGACTATGAGAATCCCTGGTTATATAAAGGTACAAATTTCACTTCTGACGATATTAATGATTTCTTCGGTTTCGTCTACCGTATTACAAATCTCCAGAATGGGAGAGAATACATCGGACGTAAGTACTTTTGGAAGTTTAGAACTCCTAAAGGTAAAAAACGTAAAGTAAAATCTGAATCTGATTGGAAAAAGTATTATGGGTCTTGTCCAGAACTTAAAGAAGAAATTCAACAATTGGGTAGACAGAACTTTGGCAGAACTATCCTCAGCTTACATAAAACAGCTGGCAAAACAAACTTCGAGGAA